TTAATAGACATGGACTACGACCATTTTGTCGATGTTACTCACTCGTATTATGATTTATTAAAAGTCGATGGGGTAAAAGAAGACAGGTAGCTCACGCCCTCAGTCAAGGAGACTAGCCAGAAGATAAACCACCAGCTTGATAGCTGGTTTTTTTGGCTCTGTGTTTTATTTGTAATGCTACGCTGTACCATTGGAATGATTCACAGTATCATTTAAAAGTGTTACACTTATGTGACACTTTAGATTAGGAGTATCTTATGAGTAAGAGTAAATCAGTAACAAGGCAAACTGTTTGCCTCACGTTTGATGCCGATGTGGTCTTCGATGTAAGGGAGGAGCTGGATAAGCAAGAGGTCTACTCTTGTGACGAGTGTGGGGTCTATTGCAACTACAACTCAATGATTCACCCAATGAGGGATGGCTTTGAACTTTGCTTCTGCGAAGTCTGCACTCCCAATCAGCCAGAGAAAGACGCACCAGTGGGGTATCCGTCATGAACTTACGCGAAGACGTACTCGATATGATTAACAGTGACCTTAAATTGCTAGTGAACTTGAACATCTTCGATGCTCACGATCATGTTAGCCGCATGGATTTCGCTCGTGCATTGAAGCTACCCAACCTCGTGGTGTACATGGGGAAGACTCACACTGAAGTGATGGCATACATAATGGACTTGGATGTCTACAAGGACGCTGCCTAATGCCCTCCATGAAGCGTTGCATCGAAGTGTACCTCAACCATGCCCCAAGCGAGGCAGGCTCCCTGAGTGGCCCTATGCTGGACATGTGGAGGATAGGCAAGAGCTTTCATGGGGTGATCGATGACTACAGTGCTGAAGTGAAGAGCTGTGCGGAGCACGGCTTGGAGCTGAAGGGTAATGGTGTAGTGAACTTAATAAGCCAGATAGGAGAACAGCATGAAACTAACAATCAAAACGCACTGGGTAAGCGAAGCAAAGTTTAACTTGACTGATCGTAAGTACAGCAAGACAAGGGCTAGTGCTTGGATTAAGAACATGGCAGTGCGTGAGGACAGACGCAACGCTAAAGCAATCACAGATTATGAGGTCAACGTGTGAGTGAGTTCGGCAAGAAAGCCAGAGCAGCAGGACACTTGCCGATAAAGATTTATGCACTGGAGTGCAAGGATACAGGGAGGGAGTGGGAGTTTGATGACTGGGATAAGATGCGTATGTTTTGGGGTACGTTGCCAAGAGCCGAGCAACTTAGATGTCGGACTGTATTGAGGAGTGTGTGGCGCATATAACTCACGCCCTCAATCAAGGAGATGTTGAGCTGAATCAGCCAGAAAGATTAACTAGGAGTAGTAAATTATGAGCATAAGAAATCAAATCAGTTCGATGATGGAGGAGTATCTCCTTGATCACCAGTCCAGTCCTTACAACAATCGAAGAAATGTTTTACGCAAGTTAGCTGATGCCATGTTTGGCTATGCTGGTACGGAGACTCAAAACTCTTGTCATGCTCATGTAAACAGAATGTGGAATGGGACTTATATAACACCAGCAGGACTTAAACCTACATTCAATTCTTTCCGAGGTCGGCTTAGTCCTGCGGTGCTCGAAGAGTTCTGTGTGTATGCCTACTCCCATTCACCGATGGGTGCAGTCAAGGGTAGCAGGGAAGAATTTTGCTTGGCAGTTGATGGATGGGTGGAGTCATCAGTTAACTGCATTATTCTTGGTGACTATGACAACTGCCCATGGGGTACTAATCATTTCAGCGACACCCATGAGGAAAGACTCAGCAAAATTGTTGATCAGTTTACTGTTGATTCAAGCAGTAATAAAAAAGAAATTAAAAACGTACAGGGAGCAGCACCGATGGTAGCAGAAGAAAATCAAATTGTTTTGGATGGGCCGCACAAGGTAGCAGTGGATGCGATATTGGGTATGAGTGGTGGTTTTAGTGTTGATACGATCAACGAGAAGATGCACACCCTTACCAATGAGGCTGCCGAGGCGACCAAGGAGAACGCGGTACTGGCTGGGAGGTTAGCGATTGCAATGAACACAGTGAGTGCTCCGACCAGTGTCAGTGCGTCTAGTGATGGCACGTTGCCAGATGGTGACGTTGTAATGACGCTGGCAGTGGACATCTTCACGGAGATTACTGATGTGGATCAGCAGAAGACTCTGGGGTTCAGTGTGCCAGTGTTTAAGTGGGATGGTGTGCATCCTGATGTGCCGAGTATCGACCCCAACTATGAGTACGATGTGAAGGCATTGTTTAGGGTGCTGCAAGGTATCGTTGACTCCAACAACACTTACTTGTTTGGTCACACTGGTACTGGCAAGAGCACGTTGGTGGAGCAAGTGTGTGCTCGTCTCAACTTTCCATTGGTGAGGGTTAACTTTGACAGTGAGATAAGCCGCATGGACTTGGTGGGTCGAGACACACTGGTGACTGAGGATGGTCAGACAGTGAGCAAGTTTGTGGATGGCGTGTTACCTGATGCACTGAGCCGACCATGCTTGTTGTTGTGTGACGAGGTGGATTTCATTAGACCTGATGTGATGTATGTTTTCCAGAGGGTACTTGAGGGCAATGGCTTGCTCATTAGTGAAGATGGAGGCCGCAAGGTTATGGCGAACCCATGGTTTAGATTGGTGGCTACTGCCAACACTTGTGGTCAAGGTGATGAGTCAGGCATGTATCAGGGAGCTAGGCCACAATCGATGGCGACATTGGATCGCTTTGAGAATTGGGTGAGTGTGGATTACATGCAGCCAGAGAAGGAGAAGGAGTGGTTGAAGAAGAGTCATCCTATGTTGGGTGATAGTGCATCCGATAGGCTAATTGATTATGCACAAGAGCATCGCCAAGCATTCATTGGTGGCAAGATCATGCAGCCATTGAGTCCTCGTGGATTGAAGGCAATGGCGAAGCGGTTCGTTACCTGTATGGATATGACCGACAACTTAGAGGACTCCTTTAAGGAGTCGTTTGGCTCCACAATATTAGATCGGTGTACGTCTCAAGACAAGGTTGTCATTGAGGGTTTGTTTCAACGTGTCATCAAAGGAGAGTGAGTATGAAAGGTAATAATTATATGCACGAAGCCAAGAATGTTAGTTCAGTTCTTGGGAGAAACAGTGACGTTAAGGTTGTGTTCGAGGGTGCTGGTGCGTTTACTGATGGCAATACCATTGTACTACCCACCATCGATAGTGAGGTGGAGTTAGATGACTGGACTGTCAAGGTAGCCAGAGGGTACGTTGATCATGAAGCTGCTCATGTTAAGTGGACTGATCAGGAACAGTGGGGCAAAGCAATCAGACGCTTTAAGCGTAGCAAGGAGCATGTAGTTCTCAAGAAGGGTTGTCTCAATGCACTGGAGGATATGCGTATCGAGAAGAAGTTAATTGATATGTATTCAGGGAGCAAAGAAAATCTTGATGCTGTATCAACGGAAGTTATCAACGAGTTGATGTTGAGTATGGACAAGAGAACAGAGACTGTTACTGACTTGTCAGCAGTGGAGATCGGTGGTCTGGCTGCGACATGGTACGGGAGAGTGAAGAATGGGTATGGTCACGTTGCTGGAGAATACTTTGAGTTGCTAGATCAGGAGTTACAGGATGTCGTCAAGGGTGCGGTTGATCGTCTCGATAGTGCATCTGATACCAGTGGTGTTGTTAAGATTGCCGAGGACTTTGTTGCTGAGTTAGTGCGAATGTCTGAGCACAAGGATGATGACGATGATGAGGGTGATGATGACTCCAAGGGTGATCAGGGTGATGATGATCAAGGTGATGATGATCAAGGTGAGAGCGATGGTGATGATCAGGCTGATGGTGACGAGAGCGATGGTGATCAAGGTGATGGTGATCAAGGTGATGGTGACGAGGTTGATGGTGACGATGGCATGGAGGGCAGCGATTCTGATGGAGGCGGTGACTCCAAGCAGTCGAGTGATGATGCAGATGGTGAGGATAAGAATAAATCAGGTGATGATCAATCTACTATCAATCGTGACTCCGTAGGTTCGGGTGATGGTGATCCTTATGATCCTGACAAGCTCAAGCAAGAGGCGGTGGAGAGAGCACTCAATCCTAATGCACATGCCAGACGTAGGGGTGATACATTCCGTAGGTTCAGTGATCGATATGACAAGGAATTATCTGGCGATGATCTTCATGACACTCCAGATGCTTATGACAAAATGCTCAACGAGACTGTAGGCCAGACGAATGTGTTGAGGCGAACACTGGAGAGGAAATTAGCTGCCAAGATGAAACGCTCATGGGTAGGAGGCCAGACGAAGGGACGCTTGGATAGCAGACGTTTGGTTGGTGCGGTGACTGGTAGTGAGCACATCTACAAGACGCGAGAGGAGACGGATGATCTTGATACTGCGCTTATGATTATAGTGGATCACTCAGGGAGCATGGGCAATCGCATTAGGACAGCATCAAGTGCTACTGTCGCCTTGGCAGTGGCGCTGGAGAACACTCCGATTGTCTATGCGATACAAGGATTCACGACACAGCACTTGCCAGATAAGGTGCATAATAAGCTGACCTCGGTCACTGAATACGAGAGTTATATGCCAGTGGTTACGCTCAGGTACAAGGAGTTTAGTGATCGACTATCTCGTGTCAAAGGTAAGCTAGGGGGTATGAAGTATAACTTCTGTCATAGCATGTGCCTCAATGTTGATGGAGTATCTGTTGAGAAGGCTGGTCGTGAGTTACTGAAGCGTCCAGAGAAACGCAAGGTGCTGATGGTGCTGAGTGATGGTGAGCCTAACGATGGTTACTCTCAAGTAAGAGGTGGCTTGGAGAGGCATCTAAAGAATGTGATCAATAGTCTAGCCGCTCAAGGTGTCGAGGTGTTTGGCATTGGCATCGAGAGTGATGCAGTGAGCAGTTATTATCCAGACTATGCGGTGCTTAATGATGTGGCTGATCTTGAGAAAGAGGTTATCGGTAGGATGGAAGGCTTACTGTTGGATGGTAGGCATGTCCGTAAAGCAAGCTAGGTTGACGATTAGATCGGAGTGGTTCGGGTTAGCACCCAAGGGTGCTGGCTTGAGCATGAGGGATTGGGTAGCGATTGCGAAGATCGTTAGGCACAAGAAGATTCGTAAGTGTGATTGGTTAAAAGTTAAGGGAGTTGTTGATGAATATATACATGGTTAGTGAGAGTCCAAAGGTTGTTGCTCAGTCAGTGCCAGATGATGTATGGGAGCGTAGGTTGTTTGATGCAGTGGAGTTGGTGAGCGAAGGTGCGGCTCACTGGGAAGGCGAAGAAGCTATGTTCATTTGTCACGACCCCAAGCATTCATGGGTTAAGTGGGTAAAGAAGTCGAAAGGTAATTGGTTATGGACAGTCAAGTATCTGGCTAGTTTGGTGAGGGAAGTTAACAAGCGTGGGTACACTGTGAGTGATGAGATCGGCAGCTTTTCAGACTACATTAATGCAGAGTACGGCATCACTCCGCAGATCAGAACCATCCCTCCAAGGTGCGTGCCTAAAAAGTTCAAGGACTGTGAGCCATCGATACCTAATGTGATTGAGTCTTACAGGGGATATGTTAAATCGGAAGTTAAGTTGCACAAGATGGGTGATCGACATCCAGCTTGGTTAGATGAAGAGGAGGTATGTGATGAATGATTACAAATATCAATTGTAATCTTCAATAAGATGGATATACTACGGGAGTGTCTCTATTCTGAGACACATAATATTAATCAGGAGAAGCACGATGAGTACAAATGAGGAACTTTCAAACGAGATAGCAGCACTCAGGACTGAGATGCTAGGGCAAATGGAAGAGCTTAAATCAATCATAAGATTTGCTATGGGTACACCTAGTGTCACCCCTCGCCAGCAGGTTGCATCAGTGACAGATGGTAGTGTTCTCAGAATGATGACAAGTAAGCAGCATGCAGCCATGCAGATGTGGTTGTTCAGTGGTATGAATATGGCTGATATGGCGAGGCGAATGACTTGCTCACGCAATACAGCTAGGCTTCATTTAAAAGCGTTGTGGACGAAGATGGGTACTGAAGATAAGAATGAAGTAAGCAGTCGCTTGCTACCCATTCTTGAAGCAGCAACTGACGCTGAGTATATGGAGTGGAGTGGTGGCTTGCCTAAAAACTGGGCAGGAACATACGATACGGGTGGGATAGACCCTTACTTACATTTATATGTGAAGAGTAAGGAAGATACCTATGAAAACAGAGATAAAGTTAAGGCTGGAAAAGTATAGAGGAAAGTATTACGCCAGAGGTGAGGATTCATTCGGAGTCCCAGTTAGGTGCAGTCTAAAGATAAACCTGACCGAGGATGAATCCGTAGCTAACAAGGCGTTAGGAAAACTTGAGTCTGACATCATGAACAATGGTGGTCATGCTTTCGTTAAAGGTAGTGAGCTGACAGTGGATGTATTGCTGGAGCTTTACTACGAGAAAGGTGTTGCCAAAGAGAGCCTCAACAAGGTGAAGCACGTTGCTGATTACTGGGGACGAGTTAGTGTCTCCAGTGTCAATGAAGCATCGGTCTTGGAATGGGAACGCAGTATGCTGGAACGAGGGTTGTCTCCAGCTACTATCAAGAGGTACAACACTGTGCTTAAAGCTGTCATAAATTATGGGTGCAAGAGTAAGTCTTTGCCTCCCATAAGGATGCCCACCATAGGGCAAGATAGTCCAGCCAGAAAGTTGTATTTGTACAATGATGACAGAGATAAAATCATGAGCAATATGGATGATTACTCTCGCAGGTATTTCATTGTACTCGCTTGGTCAGGAGCCAGACCGAAGGAGTTGATCAACCTCAAGTGGAGGGATGTTGACCGAAGAGGCAAGACGTTAACAGTTCAGTCGTACAAGGGAAAGAATGGTCAGGTCATGGCTCGGACGATCCCCTACTCTGCTTCAATTGAGGCAGTGATTGATGAGTTGATTACGTTGAGTCCTTGCAAGCGTGATGAGCATGTCTTCAAGAGAGATAGCGAAACGTGCTGGGCTGATTTGAAGGACTCAACCAAGGCAGTTGCTTATCGATTGAAGAAGGCAACCTTGTATGCTGGGTATGAGTTTGGAGTTGAGGCTGGTGTTTCGTTGTATGCGTTTAGGCATACGTTTGGAACAAACGCTGGTAACAATGGCAGTACCAATGCACTGATGTTGAGTGCATACATGGGGCATAAGGATGTCCAAACCACCAATGATAATTACTTCCATGGTGGGGTGAAGGATGCTGAGATGTTAGTTCGTGGGCTTGGATAACAAGCCAGATAGAGATGCAATGAGAAGCGTAGCGTGTCCACACTACATGGAACATTGTGAGGGATAAGGAGTGATGTACTCCAGACCCCGACCTTGGCAAGGTCGTGCTCTACCAACTGAGCTATTCCCGCTTTGTTTTCTATTGATGTTTGATAGTCAACGAGGGCGTAGGCTACAGAGATTTGGAGCAGTTGTAAACTGCTATCTATCCCTAAATCTCTATGGTCAGGAAGTAATCATTACAGCACGAAGTGGCACGACTGAGATGGTACATACGATGATGTTTTAATATTGCATTCTTAGTGCAAGGCACATTGTAGGGAACACTTTATCGTGTTATAAACATTAATCAATTACATTTACAGGGAATTGCATGTTAGTTCGCAATTTAAATGACAACAGATGCAAGAAGAAAGGCTGGATGCTGGATGATGAGTGGGAGTGGTGGATAATCTACACTGATCACATGGCAAACACATGCCCGCTTTGGAATTATCTAGCGCCAATATTTTCGTTTCTGCAAACCAATTTTGGAAATAATATAAACGAGCAATGTCCGAATGGCCCCAACAAAGATTTGTGTATGGAAAATTTAGGAGGGAAGTTAAACACAAATTTTATTGATCACTGGAGTAGTCTGAGTGGTCTGGAGCGAAGGGACAATGACAAAAAGTTTAGAGCAAATGATAAGCTCACGAGAGTACAAGTTAATTACTGAACCAGCAATGAGGTCAGTCACGATTGGGATAATGAAGGACGTTGAATCAATTCTTTTTATCACTGACGAGGAAGAAAGATTAGAATCATGGGCAGCATTCCTTGATGCGCTCGACATCAAAGCTGAGATGATTGATCCTAATTTTTAACTGAGTAATTGTTTTTAAAGGGAGCTTCGGCTCCCATTTTTTTTGCCTGTTATTTGTATCCATTCTCACGCAACCAAGCGTTGTAATATTTTAGGAATGGGCCAAGTCTTAGGACGCAATATGAGTCCGTTGTTTTCATGTTGTTCATTCTGTTTATTACGATGGGAGTCTCAGGAGACTTGGTGTCCTTTGCATTCCTTTCTGCTTGCCTGATGGCTTCTTTGAAGTTGCACTTCTCAACCCTCTTGGCTTCAACGAATAGGTCAGGCGTGCCTACCAAATCGGCTCCACCAGATGTCATCACATTCCCACCGCCAGATAGAGGAGCACGATAAGCTGACTGGGTAATTGGGTAACACTCTGCGTTTAGATGAGCTGCAAGTTCACGTTCAAAGTTATCACCTTTCTGTTTCATTCCGCGCATTGATGGCATTGATTGTTTCCTGAGTAAGTATGGGTGGAGCTGGGGGTATAAATGTAATGGGCAGTGGATCGTTTGATTCTGGGAGTTCTGAGGGGATCGGACTGTTAATGTCTATCGCGTAGCGAATGGCTGAGTCTTTTGCCTCTTGGAGTTTGGTGATTGTTCCTGCCTTGAATGTGTTTGGATAGTGCAGGTCTCCAATGGTAAACGTGCGTCTCGATTTGGAGGTGGGGCATGGGTTCTTAAAACCTGCCCAACCCACTTTGTTTTGGTTGCGACTCCAACCTACGTTGCAATGTGATTGAGAGGGATGTGCTGGCTGGAGTTCTATGAACCTCCACTTACGATTCCGCACAATGATTCGGGCCGTTTCTTCATCGCCAATAAATACGCCAGAGTGTGAGGAGTACCAGTTCTTTTTGATGACTGGGTTATCGTTTGGGATGGAGACCCATTCAGTTCGCACAATGGTTGGAGAGTTATGGTGTTGCCACTCATCGATGACCGAGCAGATATGAAATGGTGAGACCAAGAACATGTCTGGGTAGAGCCATGATTGAGTGGCGTACACTAGAGGTGGCCCCTCTTCCTTCGGAGTTGACCGATTGCATCACGCAATGGTTTGTATTCTGGGATGTCATCGGTAATGATCTGATTGATTCTGCGCTTCGTGCATCCAAGCTCCACTGAGATTTCTAGGGCAGTGAGACCTTTGATGAGCAGTCGCTTGATGTCTTTGTTATCGATTGATCGTGTACGCTGTCGAGTCGATGTGAGTCCAAGGTCTTGTGCCTTGAGGAGGAGAGCATTGGGAGTTCTCTTGAGCAACAGTGCGATGTCTCGGTAGTCCGTGTTACCCCATCGATCAGTGATGATGCGAACATCTTTGGTTGTCCAAAATCCTTGAGGAGATAATCCATTAGGTGTCACGACTTAGGCTCCCGTGCA